TCATCGATACCGACGTTTGATGTTGTTGCATCTCCATCGACGACTAATGTCATACCCAATGTTCCTGGGTCTGTAATACCAGCAGTTCCAAAAGTTACGTATGCTTTATCGGTATATCCACTATTGTCTGCTACTACTGCTTCATCTGTTCTTATAATTGCCTGTGTTTCAGTATAAATTAAAGATGTAACGAGAGTAGAATCGAATGTAATTTGTTGAGAAGTTAAACTGTTAAGTAGAATGAATGTGGTTCCATTCGCAAACCCATGTGGACCGTTTGTGGTAACTGTAATAGTAGAGGGATTTGCTCCATCAGTAGCAATAGCGCCAAGAGATTCTAATTTAAATTCAGTCCCTTGATATAAAGATGCAAGATAAATTTCAGTAGCATCTTCTCTTAAAGAACCTGTTATTGGAGATGTTCTTCTTGCTCTATATGTAAATGATGTTGTTGTTGGTGTAGTAAGGACAACATATGTACCATCAGCAAACTGTAAATTAGCACCCTTAACAATAATAGAGTTACCGACGACCAATCCATGATCTTCGGAAGTTGTTACTGATATTGTGTTGCTACCAGAAACTGCAGTCATAGTAATAATACTTAAACTTAAAGAACCATCTCGAGCAAAGAAAGTAGGAATATTATTGATGAGCTCTAAGGTTTCCCACTTTGAAGATTGCAAACCGTATTCGAAGTCAGTATCAATTAAGTTAGATGGCTCAGAGACACGCATCTTAGACACTGGGTCATAGATGGTCTCATTAGGTTCGATAGTTACTGAACCAGCGATTCTGTTTGCTTTTAATACGTCAAGAGACATTTTTTCTCCAATTTTCCAATAAGTTTATTATTTATGATCCACCACGAACTTTATATACATTGTAGCGTATAACAATCCTATCATCTGGATTCGGCGCTTCTGTAAAGATTAAAGTGCTACCAGAAGTGTAATAGGAATAAGATGATCCTGGGGTTTGAGGAACACCACCAACAGTAACAAATATCTCATCTTCAGCCATAGCTGCGGATAATGAATAGTTAGTAGTAGTTCCATCGCCAGTGTATATTGTTCGATTATATTTAGGCGTAAACTCTAGTGCAGATCCAGAAGAATTTAACAGTGGAGTTGCTGCGCTTAATCTTAAAGATGTTGCGTTAATCGTTCCAACAACATCTAATGGAAAAACTGCTGTAGTGTTTAAAGTTCTTGGTGTGCTAGCTGTTCCACTAGAAGTTCCATTTACTGGGCTTAGAGCAACTGACAGATAGTAATAATAAGTAAAAATTTGCGCATAAGCACCACCAGAGGCATTAGCTGTTGCTAGAGAGGTTGTTCTAGCAGTAGTAAATGTTGAGCTGTGAGTTCTTGTGTTAGCTGAAGGTACAGTCTCAACCAAAAACCATGATGTGCTAAATGAAGTTTTTCTATAAACTTTATACGATGTTGCGCCAGTAACAGCACTCCAAGTTATTGTTGCTGTGTGGCTAGTTGGTGATGCACCAGCGGAATAATAGCGAGATGAGGTTGCGGTTCCTATGGTTTCTCCATATGCATTAACTGCTGTAACTGCAAAGGAAACCGAAAACGCTCCAGTAGATACAGAAGAAGAACCAGTCGCATATGTTATAGATGTTTCGCTTAATGCTGTAACTGCGCTACTACCAGTAATGTGTAAATTACCACCTCTAATACCACCTGCAACTTTTAATGCACCAGCAGAAGATGTTGCAGGTGTCGTGCTACCTAGAGTTATGTCTCCAGTTGGACCATCAATACTAAATTTTGTTGTTAGAATATCTACATCAACTAGAGTACCAGTTGTTTCACTAACAAGAAGCGGATATACTGTTCCAGTAGCATTTGTAGTATCAGTAATTGCAATAGCGTCAGAAGATTGAACCCACTGAACTCCTGTCCCTGTTGATTTAAGAACATAATTATTCGTTCCAGCGCTACCATCAGCAGTAAGTGTTCCAGTTAGGATTAAATTGTTTATTGTTTTACCACTTAGACTTTGCGTGGAGTCAGTGTCTACAATTGTTTTTCTACCAGTAGCGGTGCCAATGGTTAGAATATTATCATCTGTATCCCAGAAGATAGAACCTTCTGCAGTTTGTGCAGCGGCAGCGCCTTGAGGTAAAACAAGAGAACCTGCTGCTGCATCAATTGTTGGGTTGTTGATTGTTGGGGATGTTAAAGTTTTGTTTGTTAAAGTTTGTGTATGATCTTTAAAAACAAACTCGTCATTACCTGAAAGAATAGGCAATGTTATTGTTCTTGTTCCATCCAACTCTCCGACTGCAAACTGATAGAAATGATCTCCAGTAGTATCCCCAATTTTAGGGAGAGTCAGTACTTTATTGGATAGAGTTTGTGAGGTATTTGTGCCAACTAATGTAGTTGTTACCTGTGGGAGTGATAAAACTTTATCACTATCAACAATAATCCCATTACCTGTTAGGTCTAGATTATCGCCAGAAGAGAGTTCTTCTATTGTGTTAGTTTGTCCAGATTTGACTATTAGAGGAAAACGATTAGCCATTATACTGCCACTCCTATAACTCCTGTTGGGTTAGTAGATGTTCTTACAAGAACACCCAAAATTCCAGAGGTTACGGAAACTACTACTGCGTCTTCTTGTAATACGTCTCCTCTTTGATAGATACGTAATAATCCACCACCACCGCCAGCACCACCGCCAATAATCCCAACTGTATTATTTTGATTTTTATAATACAGTTTTCCATCTGCATAATTAAGTGCTAGTTCTCCATACTCTAAATCTGTTGTGAGCGGAATCTTTCCAGCCAAACTAGACTTTTTGAGAATAATTTTATTTGACATTATATTCCTTAAAAAAGGGACTCACTGAGATAGAGTAAAAACTCTATGTTACTTCTATTTAGTATGTTCCACCATCAATATTAAATCCATCGATATCAGATGTTGCTGCACCAGCACCGATAATATCAGCTGCAGTTCTAATGTTCTTTAGAATACCCAAACCACCAGCAATAACAACAGAGGCAGCTGTAGTAGTTGTAGCTTCAGTAGTATCAGCAATCGCTAATTTACCGAATCTTAAGTTACCAAATACGCCAGATACACGAGGATCAAATGTAGAACCAGTTTCAGTTGCATCAGCAATAAATACAAACTCTGAGCCAGAATCATCGTATCCGAAGAAACCATGTTTAGCCATTCCAGCACCAGAAGAATCATACCAGTGGAACTTAATACCACGATCCAGGTTATCGTCTGATACTGCATCCAACTCACCACCCAAAGTGAAGATTGGGTCATCAATAGCGATCTGTGTAGAATTAATGGTAGTAGTTGTACCATCAACTTGTAAGTTACCTTTAATGATAACAGTACCACCGTTATCATTTACTGGAGCAGGATCAATGTAAAGGATATTACTATTATCTGTTGTAGAAATAGTATTACCATCAATACGAATATTATCTACGTTTAACTGCCCAGTCAAAGTGGCAGTCATATCATTACCAGCACCAGATGTTCCTTGTAGTGTTAATGTGTTTGCATTAACAGTGGCTGCTGTTGTAGTTGCAATAATACTGTTACCAACACCAGAAGTGTCAAGGGTTATGTTTGTTGCGTTTACATCTAGAGTAGTTACATCTATTTGCACCTCATTAGATGCAATTGTTGTTTGTCCAGTAGAACCATTAGATGTAATATTTACTTTGTCAGTTAATGAAGAACCAACAGAGATAATCGCTTCACCAGCTCCTGTGTTTACAGAATCAATAGTTAGAGTTTTATTTGATGCACTATTAGTTGTAATCGTCAGATTTGAATTATCAGTCGCATCAATAGAAACTGAAGTTGCATCTAATGTATAGCTGTTCTTTACATTAACGTCCATGTTGGCATCGCCAACAGAGTTGTCTGCTTTTAACTCATAGGTGATTGCTGTGCCAGTAGCAGCATCAACACCCATAGTTGTTGTATTGCTACCAGTAATAGAAACTGTAGTGCCATAAACTGTTGTTGCAACGCGAGCAAGAGCAGCGCCGATAGTTGTCGCACTATCAATTTGTACTGTTCCGTCAACTTCTAAATTACCAAGAACGTGACCGTTGTGGTTAATTGTTGTTGTTCCAGAGTTTGAACCGATACTAACAACAGTAGCCCCAAGGAATGCATTAACTGTAGATGGACCATCATTAGTTAAAGAAGCATCCGAGTCTTTATTTAAAAGATTAAATGTTCCTTGGTTAGAATATAAGTCTCCACCATTAATCGCGAAATCACCACTAATGGTTTGAGCGCCAGATACTGAGAAATCTCCTTGGACATTCAAATTACCTGCGATACCAACACCGCCATCAACAACTAAAGCTCCAGTTGTGTGGCTTGTTGATGCTGTTGTTGCATTAATATTGACAGTAATAATTTTAGATTCAATGTCTAATGAGTTTGTATCAATAGACATTGCAAGAGTGCTATCAGTATAGAATCTTAATGTATCATCAGATCCTGCTGGTGTGCTCTCTGCGGTAATATATGTTAAACCATCAACTGAGCGAACACCACCAAGCGATGACCAGTTAGAACCAGAATAACCCTCGAACTGTGAGATATCAGAATTGTAACGAATAGCTCCCTGAACTAATGGACCTTGTTGCGCAGTAGTTCCTACTGGGATGACCAATCCATTGGTTCCAACAATATGGACATAACCTGTTCCTGCTGGGTCTAGTTCAATATTACCATTAGTGTCCGTTGAAGAGATCTTATTTCCATTGATGGTAATGTTATCAACATTTAGTTCATCAATTTTCTTGTTATCATCAACGATAATTGCTGAATTTGCTGTTAGCGTTCCGTGAACATGATCCAACATATCGGTGAAGTATTTACCACCGATAACATATGTGTTAGCAGCATTACCTGCTGTTTCTGGACCGAAACCTATGTATAATCTGTCACCACCGTTTGCTTGCGTACCGCCAGCAGCAGAATATGCCAATTCACCATTTGCTAATGGCGTTGGCGCAGAAGCTAATGTGCCAGAACGCTTAATACGAATAATTGATGCCATCTACTTATCTCCGATTAAAAATTTCCACCATCCATATCTTGGGCAACAAGATTTCTAGATGCAATCCATTTGGTTGCTAGTACATTATAAATTAGTAGAGATCCTGTCTCTAAATTTGATGCGTCTACGTTAGACGCAGACTCTAATGTAAAACTCTCTGCGTTACCTGTAACACCTTGTATACCAACTGCTGGGACTTGAACCTGAGCACCAATAGTGCTTACTGTTGCTGGTATATTCTGGACTTGAGAGACTTTTGCTTTTATGTTGCTCATCTTGTTATCTCTGGTGATAATACTACTATGCCTTCTAGAACTCTAAATTTATCTTGAGTTGTTGAATTGGTTATTTCTACATCATAAAGATATCTTCCTGCTCTCATAGAGGAAGATGTAGTTGGTGATAATTGCAATCTAATCTGACCTCCTAGTGGATCCCCATAAACTGAAGCTGTAAAACTCCAAGAGTTTGACGACTGATAAGACTTTCTAATTTGAGCCTGAATCGTATATGTTGACAGATTCATCGGGCTTCCGTCTTGATTTGTTAAATCAATAACTGTACTAAAAGTCGTGCCTTGGTCGATGTAAAGATTAGAAATTGTAGCCACTTAACTCTCCACTCTCTTATTTATTATTATGCAAAGTTGTGGTTTTCAGCATAGACCCAACCTCTTGCTTCATTATAATAAACAAAAACTCTAGCCTCTCTAGAGTCGTTTAGAACAGGATTGTCTGTTGAACCAGCTAGTTTTTTACCATTTAAATTGATAGTGCAGTTGTTAGTTGCAAAGGTTCCAGCAGCATCAACTATTCTTATGGTGTCACCCATTGAAGCTGTTGCTGGAAATGTAGCCTCAACTGCGCCAGCTGTGGTATTAACGAAATAATATCCACCAGCGACAGCTGTAAAGTTTGCAGTTTTTTCTTCCCATTGACCAACACTAGATCTAGAAATAGATTGTGTTAGTTTTTCTCTTGTAATCACACCATCCGCTACGGTTGGCACAAGGAACTGTTTGCCGAGGAAAACAATAAAAACATTACCATTATTTACTGGAGGAGTCGTAAAGACGATTTGACTACCACCAGATGTAATGTTAAAGTCTCTTCCTGGTTTCTGAACTTGCCCATTTCTTACAACAAGCAAAGAAGCAGAATTGGAAACTTTATAATCTAAATCAAAAGTCGTGGCTGAACCATCGACTGGAGGTGTTTGAACCTCAAAAATTCCATAAGTTGGTTCTCTTCCTAGATATGCCATTCTGACCTCTTATGCCTGTGATTCTGACCAAGTAATACGAGCCGATGCTTGGAACGGAGCAGAACCATTGATAGTTGAAGTGTCAATTGGTGTCGCTGTAATTGTCAAGATATCTGGACCGTTAGGGAATGTTTCGTCGCCACCTAAGATCGAGTTACCTAGCTGAGCAACTTCACCAAGCTCTGCTGTTGTCTGAATTAAACTACGCTGACCAGTTGTTGCGCTAATAATAGAACCACCAGAAGCACGGAACGAGAATAACTGAATACCGTTCTTAATGGTTTCTCCTGGTGAATGTCTATAGATTTGCGACAATGAAGGAGCAGTATTATTAACGAAGTTACTGTCTGACAAATCAGAGTTCAAGAATAGTTTAATCTCAGATTCATGTGTCAATAGAACACCGCAAGAGTTTAGGGTCAGTTGCATTCTATTAATGACATCTCGGAAACCAAGACCACCAGTTAATCCGTTATCTACAGAAGGAGCAAGACGGATAGAAACTAGAGGAACTGGAGCAAGAGCAGAAATTGACTGATTGCTTGTTCCACCACCAACAATAAAGTTTTGACCATTAGCGCCAATTCCAGTGATAGCGTTTCTAAATCTTTGTGTCAATATGACTCTACTATTTGTGGTTCCTGCAACAATAGAAACAGATTTAACTAAAGTGTTTGCTGGTAAATAGAAGTTATTAAAATCATTCTGAACAGAAACACTAGAACCAACAATAAACTTAGATGAGTTAGCGTTAGTTACAAGTATGAAGTCGTCTCCTCTGTTGATGTTAGTGCTTGCTAATGATGCAACAATCTGAGTGCCACCATTCGTTAGAGTAATAACATTAGAGTCAGCAGTAAACAAGTATGCTTTATCGTCATCAAAACGACCATCCATAATAACAGAAGTACCCCAGTGGAATAGTTGTGGAGAGAATGTTGGTTCGCCGAATGTTACAACTTCGTAACGTGCTGGGATATTACCAGAGCGCATGTATGCTTCAACGAATTCATTGTTGTGGATAAACTCATGGAAGTAGCGAACTTCACCACGCTGGTCTTTAACACCAAAGCGAATCTTACCAGCACCATACCAAGAGTAGTCAATGTATACCATCTGAATCTTATTAAGGTCTAGGACATAACCGCTTCTTCCGTTTCCGTCTGCCTTATCAAGAGTCCATTGATTTTGCGGTACTTTTGTATCAATTGTTTTGGTTCCAATAATATTGGTTAGAGTTGATCCACGATACTCTGGTTGAATATACATTTGAGTATCACTATCAATTCCAATAACTTTGTAAGACATACCACGAATTACAACATACTCACCAACATTTAATTGAGTTGTAAATTTAGTTTTTTCTCCAGTAATTAGAGAAGAGCGATATGTTGCATTAATTCTTCCAGAAATCTGCTGGATAGAACTTCTTCTCACACAATATAGCTGCTGTCCATCATACTCAAAGAACATACCGTTTTGAGTATCAAATAAACCACAGCGAACCGCAGCATCTTTCCAAGAGACTAAGTTAAACTTAGGGAATCCATAAGCAACAGAAGATCCATTTTGTCTATAGATCGGTAGTCTTATTTGTTTAATTACAGTTCCAGTATTTTCTGTTGTGTTTATACCAGCTTGAGTATATGTAAATGATGTTGTATCAACAACTGTTACTGGTGCAGAGAATCCGTTAAAGTTTGCGCCAACCCCAGTGCCTGAGATAGAAATATAATCTCCTGTTACAAGACCATGATTAGATGAAGTAACAACTGTTACAGTATCATTCAATCTTGTAATAGAAGAAATTGCAACCGTTGGTGAGCTTCCTGTAATAGAATTAGACAGTGTCAAAACCTTAGTGTTTGTATTAACATCTGTAATAATTGTATTTGCAGGAATAGTAATTCCGCTGTATGTTCCAGCTTTAATTGTCTTACCTACTGCAACACCATTTAAATTCCAAACTGAACCGATAGTATTAGTTCCATTTGTTACTGTTCCAAACAATGGTGTGTCTTCATAAACATATGTAAATGTATACTCGTCAACAACCTCTAAGATATCAAATTGACCATTATAGCCATTATGACCAGAAGCGACTGTTGCTTCTGTAATTCTTATCTTGTTTGTTGTTCCTGGTTTAAATCCATGAGGAGAGTCAACCTTAATCTTAGCAATGTTTTCATTAGATGTAAGCTCTTCGCAATCTGTTGGTGGGTTAAAGTTAATCGCAATAGAAACTTGGATACCTTTACCAGATTGATAACGGAAGTACTTACGAGTCTGACGAACTACACTAGAGTCAGGAACTAGACCAGTAGTCATAGTAACTCCACCGTCGAATGGACGATGAGCAGTTGTAGCATTAGATTTAACGTAAATATTTGTATTAATGAAGTATTCAAAAACTGGTTGGATAGAAATTGCATTACCAGCAGCGAAACTTGAATTTAAATATTCACTAATTGTTAATATATTACCATTAATTGCAGTAATTCTAGTGTTCGCTTTAAATCTTCCATTACTATCAAATAAGTAGTAGCCAACAGCTAGATCAGCAGCATTGTTTACTGTTATAGTTTGAGATCCAGTTGTTACTGCTGCACCAGATGATACTGTTCTGTCAATAATTAAATTAACCTTAACAATTGCATCAGGAGTAATAGGAGATCTCAATTTAATCGAAGTATCTGATTTTACAGAAGAGATAGTATAGTTAAAAATTTTACCTGGGTTAGCTGCAGTATAGAAACGTAGAACGTCGCCACCCTTAAAGTTTGTTAAGAACTTAGTTCCGATACCTGTAATAATGTCTGATTCTTCAGTAACAACTACTGTACCTAGTCCTTTGGTTAAACCAACAATAGAGTAAGTATCAAAGCTCTGCGATCCGTTAGTTCCAGCAGTCAAATCAATTGTTGTTGGAGTTGGAGAAACAGCCTCATCAAATGTTGGTGCCAACTTAACAAAGTTAGGGTCAACAACAACAGCGTAATAAGTTTGTCCAGAAACAAGAGCAGTCTGCGTCACTCCATCTTTATCAACATAAGATGCAGTTGCGATTGGTGTAGCTGATCCAGGTCTGTAGATCAGAGAAGTGCCATCTCTAAACTTATGGTTCTGAATTCTAATATAGTCTTGTGTTGTATTTACTTCAGTATTAGTGAACGACTTGGTATTAAATGGAATATTTGAACTTGTAGCAACAACAAAAGTTGTTGGGTCAGGAATATCCTCAATGATATAAACTCCGTCAGCATCTGAAGCTCTAGTAAATACGTGAGTTCCATAAGACTTAAATGACACGTTGTCGCCAAGATTCTTATTAGAACCAGTAAAGACTAATGGTCTTGATTCGGCTGTATAAGCGACAGGTAACGGTGTACTAAAGTCTAATCTTAAAGCCCAGTTAGACGCAACGTATGGTGGGATAGAACCCAAGAATGTTCTTGGTGGTAGTCTATTAAAGTTAATGAATGTTCCACCGAACATACCAGCATGTGTTTGATTAAGAGTAACAGTAATATTAGGTGCGGTTCCGCTAAACGCTGTAACATATGCGCCAACTGGGAACGGACTAAATGTAACTCTCTGCCCAGCAGTAACACCACCGTGTATATCACTGATAGTAACTGTTGTTCCACTAACTGCGGTTACTGTCACATTCTCTGGGAAGTTAGCTTCTGGCGAACTTACGTATAGACCAGGAATAACAGCACCAGCAATAGTACCAGTAATAGATGCATTAGATAGAGCAACAGTTGGTGATGCACCAACAGTAAAGGTATTAAGAATTGGGTCAATGTCAGTAATTAACAAACCTGTTGCTGCTAGAGTACCAGTGCCAGCAGTAACAGCAACGGTCATACCAGTATTCAAACCTACGGTTGAAGGAACACGGATAATAGATGTTGTTGGTGTGCTAGAACCAATACCTGCTGCAATAACAGTACCAGCAAGTCTAGTTGCTGGGGTATTACCAGCAGTAATTACACCAGTTGTTGCGTTTGCAGTACCAGTAATTAGAGTTGGCTTTAGTGGGTTAGTTGTTACGATAGACTGAATAACTGTTTGTGTTGCATAAGTTGTTGCAGTCGCAAACGCACCCTGACCACCAGTAGCTGTTGAGATTAGAGTTAGTAGTTGACCAACTTTAAATCCTGTTGCGCTTGGAACATAGATATCGTTAGTCAATCCAGTGCCTGTTCCGCTTGAAACACCAGCAATAAATCTAGCGCCAGATAGAGCAGTAGAAGGTGCGTCAGTAAGAACAAATCTATTACTATCAATAATAGCAGCAACACGAGTATTATTACTCATAGCTCCAGCACTACTAATACCGCCTGTAGTAATAGCACCAGTAGCTGTTACTTCAATAGCCATACCTTGAACTAAACCAGCAGTGCTACTTGTGTAAACCATGTTACTGTTTAATGTCATTGTACCAGTAGCAGTTGTTAATGTCTTAACAGTTCCAGCAACACCACCAGAAATAGTTTCTGATACGGTGAAGGTGGTTGCGCTTAGGATCTGCTTAACATAGTAAACAGTATTAGTTAAAATTGTACCGAATGTAGTTCCAGTAAACACTACTGGATTATTAACTTCAATATTTCCAGTATTTCCAGAAGTTGTAATAGCATTTGTTACTGAAGAAGTTGCAGTACACGCTAAAGTAACAACTACGCTACCTGCGCCAGCAATAATTCTTTGCCCAAATAATGCCGTTGATGGCGCTTGATTAACAGTAAACGATTTCCCATCAACTGCAACAGATGTAACAAAGGTGGCTACTGGAGTTGTAACTAAAGCGCCAGCAGATCCAGCTACGTTAGTTGCAAGAACTGGAACCATACCAACTTGAAGACCAGTTGTGCTATCGCAGAAAATACGATTACCAACAGAACCAAAACCACCTCTAATAATTGAGGTATTAATTACTGGTTCATCTCCAGTTGTTGATCCAATACTACCAACACGATATGTGTCTGATGCGAAAACAGTTTCGTCTAAGTTGTTGTTAGCGTCTTTATAACCAACAACGAATGCCACAGAACGATATGCCGATGGGCTGTCTGGAACAGTTCTCTTAGAAACAACGACAGAACCTTGTGGTAATGCAGTAGTAAATCCAGCAGTTGTAGCATTAACATGATGACCTTCGGTTAGAGTGCCACCACCAGTAAAGCTGTTACCCCAGAAAATATTACCACGAATATATTGCTGAGAACCAGAACCATATGTCGTTAATGGAATAAATGTATTACTTTGAGCATCAGCTAAAGATGATGCTAGTTGAATGTAGTTTGCATTAACTTTAATGATATAATATAGATTACCGTTTGTTAATCCACCAATATCATTACCGCCATTACTGAAATAGCGAACTGGATCACCAGTTAGATACGGGTGCTGTGGCAGACGAATAGAACTTAGAATAGCTGAAGGTCTACCATCAGTGCTTGTATAAACATCATTACCAGAGTCAGCTTTAAATCCTCTGATGTTAGAAAATCCGCTAGTCCCAGCAACGGCACCAGTAGCAAGAAATACTGCGCTACTATTAAATGGTACTGCTGAGGTTACAGCAGCTGCAGTTTGAACTCTGTTTTCTGTATAGATATTAGCTGTTGAACTTACCTCAAAGGTGTTACCCTCACCAGCAGTAGCAGCAAAAGTTGTGGTTGATCTATTACCGTCAACGTACATATTAACTGCTAGTCCAGTATTTGACTTAACAGTAAATGTATTTGTGTTTGCAGTAGCAGTAGCTGCCGCAACAGTTGAGAGGTTAGGTGTCGCTTGGGTTACTTCTTGACCTGCTTGAATCTTGAAGAAGGTATAAGTTCCAGCGGTAGTAGTTGCTGTATGAGGTGCTGTCAACTCAATCTGAGTTGGTGATAGAATTCTTAAAATTCTAGCATCTGTGTTAATCCCAGTACCAACAACTGGCATACCTGGCTTCAAGTCTAATGTGTCAGGAACAATCAAAGTATATTGATTGATTAGACCTGCGTTTGCAGCTAAACTCTTAGTAACATTAGAAATTTGAGTTGCTGTTGCGACTGTTGCAGTTGTTGAAACAGCGCTAACTACTCCAGCTGCAACAGCTACGTTATTTGCTCCACTATTAGCATCATGACCGACTGAAGAAAGCAACGCAGCTTGAGTAGGAGTTAAAGCCATAACAACAATAGAATCTACGTCTACTGTTGCAGTCTCATCCGATCCAGTTTGAGCAAAAGTAAATGTATTAGTTCCAGTTGTTGTAATTGTTACAGGGGATGCAGTATTAAACGAAGTCGTTGGCAATCCTTGAATCGTTACAGTTTGTAAGTTTTCATAACCATGCGCTTCAGTTGTTGTAATTGTTACAACATTAGATGCTCTTACAGCACTTGCGATATCTCTTGGTTTAAACAGAATTCTTGCTGTTCTAATGTTACTTCCTGTTACCGCAGAAACTTTCGATTCAAATGGAAGAACATCACTAGACTTAACTAAGTGATTTGTAACAATACCGCCACCATTAGCAGAAGGAGTCTTCTTATCTAAGAGACCATCAATCGCTTTCAAGGTAGTGAATGTTTTTCCAGCAGGAACTGGAGTGATAATTGCACGTCTAGCCGTTACATTAGCAAAGTCAACATATTTGTAAGCAATACCATATGTCACACCAGTAGCAGCATTTTGTGTTACTGCTGGGGCAGGGTTAGTGAATACTGGGATGCTAACTGTAATTGTAGAAGGGGCAGCATTAATTACTGGAGTTGCTGGTACAGTAGCAACAGTCCAAAACCCATTCATATATGAATTTGGATTATCGCGAATAATAATAGAATCACCAACAGATAAACTATGATTCACGTTAAATGTAATAGTCATTGTTGACGTATTAGCTGCTTTGCTTACTGCAGTAATCGCTAACTCTTGAGTTGTTGTTGAAACTCTAAAGTTATCAGTGTTAACTGCTTTAACAAAATACTCAAATGTATTTCTTAAACCGTCAACGATTGGAGCGCCAGCTGAGTCATAGATAACTGTTTGGTTTGCTAAGAATCCATGATTAGGTTTATAGACAGTATTGGCTATCGTTGAATACTTAACGCCAGTAAATTTGTGAGATCCAGTGCCAAATCCTCTCAAATCAATTAGAGCTCCTGTTGCTCTGTCTTTTAATTTAAAACGATCATCAGAAACTTTTTCAACTAGATAACCGTTAGAACCAGCTGCAGCTAAACTTGTTGCGCTTGGGCTTTGAATAGCAGTATCTGTTGCTGTGTATAAGATATAATCATTGTTTAAGAATCCATGACTAGGGATATAGATAGAATCCGATTCTGCTAGAAGAACAATAGGTGTGATAAAAACCTCACCATTAGTTCTAGCTCCAGGTGTAACAAGAGGGTTTGCTGGACCTGTTGAGAATGTCAAATCAAACCCAGAGTTTGTTACAGTTCTAACATAGTAAACTGTATGAGCAGTATTGTTGGTTGTTGCATCAACAGCATTTGTTATTGTAGTATTTGCAAGAGCTCCGTTGGCTGTATTATTTGTTACAATAAACGCATCTCCTGCAGCAAGACCATATGAAACCCCACTAACTGATGCATTCAAAGTTATAACACTACTAGAAGAACTAACAAATCTGAAAGATCTTGTTGCTACAAACTTTCTACCCTCAAGGATAGTGCCAGTATTTAAAACAACTCTAGCATTAGAGTTCGTCTGACTGTATACTGTAGGTAGAGCTGTTGCTAATAAAGCAAAATTATCATCGTCAATTGGGTAAACGAAATAATTTCTAGATGCTGTTAACGCAGCTGGGAATGTGTTTCCAGGTGGATTATAAAACCATAAAGCATCACCTAGTGCATATCCGTGATTTGGTACATTAAAGCAAGAAACTCTAATATTTGGCTGTAGGTTTGCTGCTGTTCCAGGATTATCAGAGAATGTTATTTTCTGACCGTGAGTAATAGCAGCATTAATATTGGCGCTAATCTGAACAGTAACAAAATTATTTACATCTGGGGCGCCAACTGTGTTGACTGTTGCATTTGTTGGAATACCAGTTCCACTAACAACCATTCCAGGATAAATTTGTTTATCGTATAGAGTAGCTTTAAATGTCAACTGGTTTGTTGAACCGCTTGCTCTTGTGCCGCCAGAAAAACCAGAAAGATCAAGAGCTCTTGTTTCTTGGTACGCGAGAGCACTAATAGATGAATTTCTATCATATGCCCAACCAGCATCAACAACAGAAATTGAGGATACGCTAGAACCTGTTACTGTTGTTGAGAACACTGCTGGGGCTGCTGAAAATCTTTGAGCAGTTCCACTACCACCAGCAGTGTATGTAATTACGTTGGTGTTATTTAATGCGTCATTTCTAGTTGGGTGTAACTGAATTGTCGTTGCTGATAGATTTCTAACATATAAACTTAAACTGCTTGCGATAAATACATTTCCTGGCAAAAATCTACCAGTAGCGTTGTTAAAACAGCCAGAACCAATATTAGTAAACTTGATAAAGTTTCCACGTAGAGCATCTGAGTATGTAGCAGCAAGTCTAAAATTATCTGCATCAATTCTAATCACAAAATATGGAGTAGAATCAGTTAGACCACCAATAACTGCTAGTGCTGGAGAGTTAGCATTAACTGTTCCAGAAGCAGTTACAACTCTTCTGTAATAAACTCTGTCACCAGTAACAAACCCGTGATCATCAGTTCTGATGATGCTTGTCTGAGAAGAGATAGAAGCTGCGTACCAAGCAGTGGTAGCATTAAAGTTAATACCTGTAGCTAGGTTATATGGGAATTCAATAACAATTGTTAAGATGTTGTTTTGGATTTCATAAGAAGAAATCTTAGTTCCTTCTGGTGTTAGTAGTGTAGGTGCTGTTGTAGTTGTAGCGCTAATAGACCACAATCTTAATTCTTGACCAATCTCAATTTTACCATAGTAGGATAAAGGATCGGCTGTGATTAATGCTGTTTTTGCGCCAACGCTTGCTCCACCGAAACTAGCACCAGTACCAAATGCAGCTGGAGAGTAACCAACTTGACCATCAACAACGCTTGCTTCACCCATGAAGCGACCATTAGATGCCCAGTTGTATGGATCTCTAATTACAGCTGTGCTACCGATAACTGGGTTAATACTCGCGCCTTCCATGTGATACTCAACACGATCACCAGTATTAAATGTGTGAGTAGATGTAGTAATTCTACCAGCATTAGCGCCAGTTCCAATAGTAACACCACCTGCAGTGAATGTAATAGAGTTTACGTTTGCTGTTGTGCTTCCGCTAAAAAATGGGACAGCAATAGGAGCGCTAACATAACCTGCGCCACCATTCACAACTCTTGCTGAAGATATTGGAGCATTTAATACAGTATTAATATTACTATTATCAAAATATAATGTTCCCTTACCAACAAATCTATATGGAGTTACTGATGTGATTCTATAATCTAATACAGATTCACCAATAGAAGTTGATGTTGTTGTTTTCTCAGTAGTTACTGTATCGTCAGAATTAAAGTTTGCAATAGGAATATCTTGACGATAGATAGCAACAGTGTTAAGGAAATAAAACGGTGTATTTAAAGAGAAACCGTGTGGAAACTTAGTCTTAACAATTAGATGTGATGGATTTAATCCATTGGTTTCAATATCAGCGACAGTAATCTGAGAACCAAAATAGAAAGCACCTGGAATAACAGCAGTGTAAACGGTAGATAATTCTAATGTTGTTTGTGGTGAGAATGTTAACTGATATGTAAACTGACTTGCGCTAATAACTGCGGTAACAATATAACCACCCTCAAACTGAGAGTTGGCAAGACCAGTAATTTCAAATGGAGAACCAGCAGTTAAACCGTGACCTGGAGCAGTAACTAGAACTGTTGATGAACCTTGAGTTGATTGAACAGATGACACTGAGATCGCATTCGCACCATTTCTTGAATAAAATGATGGTACGTTATTAACAAGTTTTAGCGTTTCCCATTTTGTGGTTTGTAAACCATATTCAAAGTCAGTATCGATAAGGTTTTCTGGCTGAGAAATACGTATCTTAGAAACTGGGTCAATAAATGGATCTTCAGGGCGAATTTCTGTCGATTCATTCTCAACTAGAACCTGAAGTGTATCAGTATTTACAACATTAAGTGCGGCTAGAGACTGCCTAAAGACAAACTTAGTTTCATGTGTATCTAAATTATATTCTCTAGTAAGAACGCCAGACCCTTCGTCCGCGAAGTTGTAAATAATTCTATTTGTAGTTACATCAGTAATAAGCAATAATCTTTGCAAGAGAATATTGCCATTAATGTAAATAGCATTATTATCTCTATCAATTCTATATCCTGTTGCTAATAGTTTCTTAGCCATTTAGTTCCTCTGTTCCAAAAAGTTATGCTAGTGCAACTGCAAGCGCAATTTGTAGTGATTGTGGGTTAACTGAATCCCAGCCCGATCCATTATATACTTCCAATTTTCTTACAGTTTCATTATAGCGAACCTGACCAGCTTCTGGGCTTCCAGTTCTTTGTGCTGTAGTTCCTCCTGGCATATCAACAACATCACCTTGAAGTTTGATGTTTGATTGCAGAGAACCTGATTTGATTTTACTGATCGCCATGTTTTCCCCTGAAGATAGTATTATTTAGCGGACATATAAGTGAAACTTAGATTCATAAACGCTGAATTTGTAAGAGAAGTATGGGTTAGTGGGATCCATCTTCCTGTTAGCAAGTTGGTGTATCCTAGTCTTATGATGTTTGAAGATTGTGGAATAACAGCCATTGCTGGTCCAAATTGTTCTGTTGATTCATCAAAATTAAATCCAAAAGATTGCTGAGTAACACCATATGATTGATACGGTAGACCAATAATAGTCAACTCACCAAGAGAAGTTCCAAATTGAATTAAACGAATTTGGATATTTACTGTAACAATTCTTCCAGTTTTAACATATTGACCAATATTATTTAGGTAGATTAACCCAACAGAATTTCCACCAATTCTTAATTGTGGAGTAAACGAACCAACTTCTTCATTTACGTTTCTACTTACTGTACTAAAACCAAGATGTTGAATAGTAACTTTTTCCCCAGTAGATCTTGGTGTAACAAACTCGATAGAATCCGAGCTACCAAGAACAGCAACAGCTGTCGCTGCGACTAGAGGAACATCTCCAGACTGCGGTGTTACCACGACAGTTGGGGTATTTTCGTAACCTGAACCCTGATTCGTTACTGCTATACTTGCAACCCCATATCCCAGTCTTGCAGTAGCAGTTGCTCCGCTACCGCCACCACCAGAGAATGATACTGATGGAATGCTTGTGTAAGAAGATCCAGGACTAATAACTGTAACAGCAACAACCGATCTAGCAAGTGTTACTGTTGCAGTTGCTGTTGTTGTATTAGTGTCGCCAACTTGTGGTGTAATTGTAACTTGAGTGCTTAAATTATATCCAGAACCTGCGGTGTTAACTCCAATGCTTGCGATTCCATACCCAAGAACAGCAGTAGCAGCAGCGCCAGAACCATCACCAGTAAATGAAACTGTTGGGGCAGAAGTATATCCTGAACCTCCAGAAAGAACAGTTAGATTCTTAATAGAACCTGTTGATGCTAGGTTTGCTGTAGCAGTTACGCCAGTTCCTGACCCACCAGAGAAAGAAACAGTAGGAGCAGCAGTATATCCAGATCCGCCAGCGGTGATTGTGATAGAAGCAACAGCAAAACCTAGCACAGCAGTAGCAGCTGCGCCAGAACCATCTCCAGTAAATGAAACTGTTGGAGCAGAAGTATAACCAGAACCATTATTGGTAATTGTTAATGATGCTACAGCAAAACCTAGTACAGCAGTAGCAGCTGCCCCCGATCCACTTCCCGTAAATGAAATTGTTGGCGCTGAAGTATAACCAGAACCACCAGCAGTAATTGTAATTGAAGCAACAGCAAAACCTAGTGTTGATGTAGCAACTGCACTTGTCGTTGCTGCTTGTGCGCCAGTGTCAGTAATGACAACTGTAGGCGCTGAAGTATATCCAGATCCGCCAGAAGTAACATTTAAACTCGCAAGGGTATAACCAAGAACCGCTGTTGCAGAAGCACCATTACCGTCACCAGTAATTGTAATTGTTGGAGCTGACGTGTAACCAGTGCCATTATTTGAAAGTGAAATAGAAGCAATAGCATAACCAATTACTGCATCTGCAGTAGCTGGGTTTGTAATCGTGTCGCCTGGATCAGCAGTAATAACAACAGTTGCTGTGGTGTAACCAGAACCAGCATTAGTGACTGTAATTCCTGTAATTGTTCCACCAGAAACTGTTGCAGTAGCAGTAGCACCAGAACCATCACCGCCAAATGTAATTGTTGGGGCAACAGTATAACCAGCGCCACCGTTGGTAATATTTACTTGTTTAATTCCACCTGTTGATGCTAGAGTCGCAGTAGCAACTGCGCCAGAACCACCACCCCCAGAGAAAGAAACAGTAGGAGCATTTTGATAGTTAGATCCACCGTTGTTTAACGCAATTCTTTTTACGTTAGCAGTAGCAGATAATGTTGCGGTAGCAGTAGCACCAATACCAGAACCACCACTGAAAGAGATAGTAGGGGTAGCTTCGTAACCTGCTCCAACATTACTAAGAGTTAATGATTTAATTACACCACTAGAAGCAAGAACAGCATCTGCAGTAGCGCCACTACCGTTACCGCCAGTAAATGTTACAGCAGGTGCTTCTTCGTACAATGTCCCACCTGAAGTAACAGAAGCAGAAACAACGCTACCTGATGTTGCTAAAGTTGCAGTAGCAGCAGCATCGTTTCCATCACCAGTAAATGAGACTGTTGGTGCTGTAGTATAACCAGAACCACCATTGCTTAGTGTTAAAGTTTTAAGAGCACCAGCAGTAGCTAGTGTTGATGTTGCGGTTGCTCCAGTTCCATTACCACCAGTAAGGGTAACTGTAGGTGCTGATGTATAACCAGAACCACCATTATCAACTGTTGCAGTATTAACTGCAAATCCTAAAACTGCAACTGCGGCTGCGCCAGTTCCGTCACCACCTGTAAAATCTACGGTGGGGGCGCTGCTATATCCAGAACCAGCATTGTCTAGAGTTAGAGATTTTAAAGAACCAGTTGTTGTTAGAGTTGCTGTTGCTGTTGCGCTTGATCCACCACCACCTGTAAAAGTAATAGATGGTGCTGAAGTGTAGTTTGCTCCTGGATTTGTTACAGTAACAGAAGCAATTTTACCAGTAGATGCTAGAGAAGCCTCAGCTACTGCTCCCTCTCCAGCACCACCTGAGAAAGAAACTGATGGTGGTGTTGTGTAATCATCCCCACCATTATTTACGGTTACACCCTTAACAATACCAGTTGTTCCTAGAGTTGCTACTGCTGTTGCTCCAGAACCATCACCAGTGAAGGAAATTGATGGAGTCTGCTCGTAACCTGTTCCGTTATTTGTTATAGAAACAAGTTTTACAGATCCAGTAGTCGCTAGTGTAAAATCTTCAACAGGAGTTTGAACTTGCCCATCAACAGAAACCAAAAGTGTATTGATGTAATTTTCTGGTTGCGACAAAGAAAAAGAAACTTGATTATTAGTTGCGGTATACTTATCAATAACAAAATTTCTTAGATTCTCTGATAGAGTCTCTGGTGTCACAGATCCAGCTGCAGGAACTAGATTATAAGTTGCGCCACCATTGTTTATTGCATAAATTACTGCGCCAACATCTGGAACGCTAGTAAACTGCAAACCATAGTCGTATAATTCTTGGATCTCTGATACTAAACCAGAAGCAAGAAGAATAGCATTTTGAGATTCTACTCTAATGCTACTTGCTTGGAAATCAGCAGAAGATGTTTGAAGAACATCAACATAACCGCTGTTCTGAACGTAGTTAATGACAATACCAGAAGCAGCAGTTGCTGATTGGTTAATTGTTCTGTTAACTTCAAAATCATTAATCTGACCAGTTAGTCTTAAACGCTTTAATGTGACAACTTTATACGCATCATCAGGTTGCTGTGGTACGTTCTCTACAAAAACTGTTAGATTACCTGGGTATCCACCTGGAACTGGATTGGATAGCAAAAATGTTTGCTGTACGCCATCTCCCCTAAATTCGTCTTTAGGTCTTGTTCCAGTAGAAACGTCAGCTACTGTATTTCCGATATATGCCATTATACATCCTCTAGGATTGATGCGATCGCGTCGATAGAAGATGCTACACTAGATTTAATTTTTAAAGCATCTCCAGCTTCAAGAACGATCTTTTGCCCTGAAATAACCTGCAGTGATCCACCAACTGGAACTGGAGCAGCCTTAACAACATAATAATCTAAAGCAGATTTTGTGATATAAACATCACAAGTTACTGCTCCATTTGTTGTGTTACAAATGTCAAGTTCAATGATAATAGACTTTAGCCCAGTAGGAACAGTATAAACTGTTTCGGCTGATGATCCTACATTTCTTCTTAGTTCGTTTTTAAATACGTTTGCCATGTTTAATTATCCTAGAGCAAGTGTGATTGCGATTGAAAACTGACGACCAGAATTAACAGCAGCTACTAGGCTTTCTTGAGGATCCAGAAGCGTATTTAGATCGCCGATCTTAACCTCTTGATTATTCGTTCTCTCAATCGTTTCGTTTGTCTTAACACGCCACTGATCAAAGTTATCAGTTTGCGGTACGGTAGGGATTGGAGTAGACTGATATGGTAGAGCCATTATTCTTTCCTATCTATGAGAATTTGTAACATCTGTTTGATACTGTCAACATCATTCTTAAGATTATTTATTTCGGAATTTAAAGAAGAAATTGAAATAGACATAGCCTGTTTTTCCATTTCATTCTTTCGCGAAATCGCCATTATCTTTTTGTGTTCAAGATATCTTTTAGTATCAATGTTGACAACCGACCCAGTTCTTAAATCTTTAACTAGGTCGGGTCTTTTGTCAATTTTAGCAAGTTTTTCCATTATGAGTGAGAAATTAGTCTTAGTTTCTTAATACGAGGAACTTTACTTGGGTCAGTTGATTTCATAACAATCTTAATAATTGCATTTGTGAACGGAGTAATATCCAAAACATCAATGGTTTGTTCAGAGAAAACGTCTAGAGCATCGTTAGATGCTGTTGTAAACCCAGTATCAATATAATTTAGGGTTGTTGGATCAGTCCCTGTTGTCCAAGTCTTATAGTAAACTCTTAGATCAGTAAACTGAGGAATATTACTCTCAAACAAAATCTTCAACGAGTCTGCTGGATTAGAAATAACCAGAGGACGTGTTATATAGTTTGCGTAGTTTGATGTTCCAGTAGGTGCCCAGTCTTCAACAAACTTATCTAACTGATCAATCTTCCAACTTGGAGTATTCTTTCTGATGTAGTATTCAGTAGAAGAAGTAATTGATGATGTTGGGTTTGTTGTTAGAGTAATAGAAGTATCACTATTAACAGTAGAAACTGTTCCGATGGTAATACCTGTCTCACCATCTGTTCTTGCGTTTCCACCAAAACTTTGTTCAGTTAGGACATCACCAGCTGCAACTTGAGTTAAGAAAGTAGTTCCTGAACCAGTAACTGCTGTCGCTGCGCTACTTGTTGCAGTAATAAATCCTGAACCCTTAAAGTATAGGTAATCATTTATCATATCAATAGTTGCAGATGTAACGCCAGCTGGGAAAGTAAACGCTGGAGAAACTGTAATTGTAATAACATCATCTTCAGCGTTACCTACATTAACAGTAGTGTCGCTTGATGTTACAACAGTTTCGACTAGATACTTTCCGTTGATACCAGCGATCATACCTGATAGGTAGATATACTTACCTTGCTTAGCGAGAGATAGTAGGTTATCTGCAGTATCAATATTAGTTGAGATAATACCCTTAGTTCCAGAGTTAGAGAATGAAAGTTTAGCCTCTGGTGTACCGATAGTAAATGATGTTGCTGGATCTGTTGCAACATTAACTGTCGATGCTGTTGCTAGAGATTCTAACTCAAGCAAAGTGTTTCCAAGACTATAACCATTAGCAGTTCCAGAAACTTGAGCTACCTTACCAATTAGTTGGTTCTGTGTATTATACAACAGTGTTCCAACTGGAGTTTCTGTAGTGAACTGAGTTCCGATACCAAACACATATTTACTTCTAACTAGGAACTGGTCTCCAGCATTAGTTGTTGGAGATGTTGTGTTAATTTTTATAGAACCTGGATTAACTTCTGTGACTGCACCAATTAAAACTGGAGTTGCAGCCGTTGTATAGATCTCGTCGCCAACTCTTAGTCGTTTCCATGGCGCACCAGTTTGTGAAGTTCCAGAACCGTCAAACAAGTAAGCAGTTCCAGTAATTGTATATGTTCTAATTCCACCTGATGAAGTTGCAGCAGGTAATGTTAGGTTTGCGCCAAACATATTAGTATAGTGGAAAGCACCAATTGTTCCTGTTGCTGGTTCTGCATCAATATCAGCTGCAGTTACATCATTTGCTTTCAATAGAGATCTATTATCAACACCAATCACATTAGTAGTTGACTCTGTTGGGCTGTTGATTAGATTTCTAACTGCGAATATTGATAGTCTGCCCAAATCAATGATTGGAGATACATTAACATTCGTTGATGACATCTTTGCTCTTAAGGAAACAGATGGGCGAACTAATCCTGTTGCAGTTGAAAGAATATCCTCGTTTTCATATGATCTAATGATCTTTCTTGAATTGAATGAGAAGTTTGTGTTTTCAGTAATAGACTGGTAACCACTTGGCGTGCCATCTGTATCAATTGCTTGTGTTTCAAACTTCATTTCAGTATCAGCTGGAACTACGTTATCGCTCTTCAAGAATAGATAATCAACGATTAATTGTCTTGAGCACTTAATACCTGTACCGCCATAATCACCCTTAACAAATTGATCTAGAATTTGTTGGACAGTAGTTTCTGTTCCAGCTTCGCCAGTGATTAGAATATTTGGCTCAGATTCTCCTGTTGTTGGATTAATATATTCGTCTTGAGTTTGCAGCCTAAAGCAGAAAGAATCAAGATCAATACCTTCTTCCATAACAATCTGCCCACCATTTAGTAGACTTGCTGGAATACCAAAGGATTGTGATTTAGTGCCGTAGTATCTTGTTTCTTCGAGTGTGTCTGCAATATATTCAGCAACACCATCAATCATTACAATATCACCAGGTCCAAATCCGTGACGTGGAGCTTTTACTCTAATGATATCTGATCCTGGAGTAATTTCAAATGGGTTATCTCTAAGATTCATCAACTTAGGTGGTAATGCTTTTAGTTCAACCTGAGCTGTTTGACTTATATCAAACTCAGCTTGATACATTCTAAACTTCATATCAAATAGTGGGTTAATCTCAAACTCTTTACTGTTCTGAGACAAATATAGAGAACCAGTCAATGGCTGATTGGTTACTACGTTACCTGTTAGAATATCTGTTTTTCCTAGTTCAGAAATAAAGACTTGACATCCAGGCTCGTCTGTTTTAACGATAAGAGCATAGTTCTCATTGTCAACCAAATAGATAGGTGATCTAAACTTAAAGTTTGTTGCAACGCTGCCACTATCAGAAACATTAATCTCTGATGGATTCTTTGTAACTTCTGAGAATGGAAGAACCTTAGTTGAAGGAACGCCATTATCAGTTGTTCTAATTTCAACAGTGACTGGTCTGTTACCTGCTTCAGAGAAGTATAAATCAACTGAGGTAACAAACATACCACCAACAGATTGAACGACAAAAGTTTGAGCTAATGGGTCGTGACCACGTCTAACCTGTAAAACACGTTGAGACGTTGTAACTCGACGAACTGGGATAGACTCATAAACACGGTCTCTAACGAAGTTCGCTTGACGACTATTAACAACTGTTCTTTCTTTAGAGAGAGTAACGCCTGTTGAATAATAAGTTGCCTCACCTTTAGAATCAAAATCAGCGTTACTATTAGAAATATTGTCTGTAAGTTTAAATGCACGCTCACCAGTTCTAAATCTGATTGTATCAGTATTAGGTAAGTTGAACACACCAGAGCATGCTCCAGTAGTATCTGTTCTAATAGCGTCGCCAAGTTTCTTCATAACTGGAACGGAACCAGCTGTAGTGTTTCCATTAATTCCAGTAACTGTAACTTGGTTTCTTGCTGAGTTAGCGAAAACAAGAGCACCTGTTAGGTTTTCACCAATAGCAAATCCATTCTTAATGTTTGCTACATGAATGTCTTGAACAATTGGACCATTAGAATCTGTAGAAGAAGCAACACCAGCATAGATAACAACACTAGTAGCTTGCAATCTTCTGATGTAACCACCATCAGCGCCAACATAAGCAGCTGCTCTATCATAAGTGCTGAAAGGTCTAATTCTTGAACCATCTAATGATGTTAGAGTAATTGTTGTTCCGCTAATCGCTGCAATCTTAAATACTCTGTTGTTAATTTCTCTAGAAGTCCCAACATTATATGTTCTAATAGTTGTTTGGTTGTTAATTCTTTCAGTAACAGTCCTTGTTAGGCTGAAGAGTCTTGATGGACCAAGATTATACAACTGAACATGGTGTCCAACTCTCAACCCTGTTACATTATTAACAGTAAGAGTAAACTGAGTTGAACCTTCTGGGTCAGTAATGTTGTTGATGGTTTGAATAACGACTGGAGTGTGAACATCATTACTCAGAATATCTCCAATCTGAAATGCTGGTTGAGCCTGACCTTGATATGTTCTTGCAACATCAGTAGCAACTACTCTGTCTTTGATATCTTCAGTGTCAAACCTCATGAATGTTGCGCCAGTAATTCTTGTTACTGTAAAGATGTCTGAAGGTTGACAGTAAGAAGAGACTGCTTCATTATCAAAGAATGAATAGAATTTTGTGCTTGGCTTTAAGTTCTTAGCAACAAACACAATAGGTCTAGCACGCATATACTCAGCGAAAGAAATATCAACAACTCTATCGCCATAATCTTGCTGGTTAACTGTGCTTGTTAGAGATGTTCTAATACCATCTCTAGATTGAATGCCAGTGTCAACAGTTGTTACATTTTGTAACTGAGTTCTACCAGACCAGAATGCTGGACCAGCTTCACTGCTACTTCCTGTCCAAGTAGTTTGATATGCATTCCACTGAGTTCCTGTAACTCCAAGAGCTTCTGCCATAAAACGGATAGCATCAAAGTTATTATCATCTTGAACAAGTAGATCTGGTCTACGATCAGTATCTTTCCAGTTATCGCCTTCTGGGTTTAGAGAAACTTCGCCTTTAAACGCACCAATCTTATATGGGTTTACATCAATTGTTCTTGTGCCATATGGATTAAAAATCGATAGTTGCTCTGTATATGGAAGAGTAATAATATCGCCTTCTTTTCTATAAGAAGATGCAAATCTTTGATCTGATGAAATAATATCTTCAACGATATCTACAGCATCAGTAAAGTGCATTGGACGAAGTTCTTGTTTCTGCGGGTCAACAGCAATTCTGTAGTCAATATTAACTACATCACCAATTCCGTGACCAGTAAACTGATCAACGATAAATCCATTCTTGAAACGATCAAGACCAGTTACATTATCTTTGATTGATAACGATTCTGTTTCAGTTTCTAATAATGTTAGTGAAACGTAATATTCTAGATTTTGAATTCTTCTCTCAAGAGCAGCAATATCTTTCATAGTATAACGACGGTTGTCTCTCTGGAAAACACGAACGTCATTAGCATTCTTAGTATATGCTGGAATGTATAGAGATGCTAGAACCATTCCCTCAATTGGGTCTCTTGGCTCAACTGGATCTCTTGCTGGTGTTCCAGTAATAACTACGAAGCGACCAACTGAGTCTAGTACAAGTTTGTCCCATCTTGGTAGATAATAAGCTAGACTTGTGTTGAACCCCTCACCAATTTTTGGCAGTTCTGGAGTAAATCCGTTAGATCCAGAAATGACTGGGCGATAGTCAATAACATCATGTAGGTAAACTGTCTCAGTTACACCATTAATATTTTTAACTGGGAATGAAGGGATATCTTCATAACCAAAGTCATTATCAGTATTAGCAATTGCTGCTGTATATGAGTCTACTGAAAAATAGTTACCAGTACCAGTATGGTTAAAATAATCATAAGTAATTTTAATTGCACCTGCTGGTGGTGCAGTGCTTGGCTTTAGTGTTACAGTAGCTTGTTGATAATGAGTAGGTCTTTGACCGTCATCAAACACATATTTTTCTAAAACGCTTACAGAGTTACCCTCAACGTAAGTATCATAATTGCCTGGATTAACTCTAATATCTTTAATCCTTAACACATCAGCATGCGTTAATGTGATTGTCAATTCACTAACATTCTTTCTTCCAGTAATAATCTGACTTTGATTTGTTACAAGAGTTTTAGTTTTCTCACCTGCTGTAGCGCCAGTTTGCAAAATACTAGTAATAAGTTTGTATTCTCTGCCAGAAGTTAATGTTGGTGAAATTCCACTAATGGTGACAAGTTTCTGCGCAGCATCTAAAGAGATATTAGAAGATGTTAACGGAACAATTACATTAGTTGTTGAGTCAATTAGAGTATAGTTCTCTAAGTCTTGTGTTGATTGGAAGAATTCTGTTGGCGATGCAAGAGTAAACGCCCAAACAACATCAGACCCCTCAGTAGCAGCAGTAGCAGATATAATTCTTCTTACTGTATGCTGACTTGATTTAACTGTGTCATTTCCAGATTCATCTTGACCCCTTAGTGTTTTCAAAGTGTCAAATGCTGATTTAAATACAAGAGCATTATATTTTTGTTCTTGAATCACTGAGCGAGCAACTCCAACTACACCACTTCTTGCTCCAGATGCGCCAACAGAGTTTGTTAGAGTGATCGATGTATTACTTCCTACTGCTGAAACAACACCAACTTGCGCACCGTCAATGTATAGAATATCGCCAACTGAAACCTGTTCAGTAAATACGCTACCAACACCAGTAACAGCAGTGAAATTATTTGGGATACTTGCAGAACCTACGATAACCAACTCAGTAGCTGAGGTATCTGCAGTAAAGATATTTGATGTGCCAGTTGCTAACGCAACAGACTTAACATCTTTCTCAAAGTCATATTTTGCGAATGTTGAAGGATTAGTATCCATTACAACTTCGAATAGACCTAATTTATATTGAGTTGAATCCCCAGCAGAGTAATCTCCAGAATGTAACTGAAATGCTTTAACTCTTGCAGTACCAACTTTATATGTTGATGATGGTGGTGTACCATCGGTTAAGTTAGAACCATTTGGTGGTTTTCTCTTAACTGAATATAGATTAATTAACGGGAATGCGGTTAGATCTGGGAATGAATGAACATTCTCAACTAGCACATAATTACCAACTGGCGTTGAAATTGGATAGTCATCTTCTCTAACGATATGACCACCCTCATCTCCAGTTATTGTATTCTCTCTTGCTTTTCTAAAGTCGATGTATTGAGTTGAAGTAGCTTCTACCTCAAACCCTTGAATGTATGCTTTACCTGGATCTACACCAATAACAAACTTGTCATCATCACCATAAGTCTGATCTTGAACTACATCACCAAACTGAGGTAGAGGAGGGTATACGCCAGTGCCATCTTTGTTTAGATGTTCTCTCGCAGACAACTTAAACTTCTTAACTTCATAGTTTCCTGACTCATCATAAGTTCTTCTCGCTAAAGTTTTCTCTAATTCTGCATATGAAGACTTAGTAATGATGTTTTGAACTCTACCATTCTTAACACGTAGAAGTTCAATAAATTTAATTTCATCAGTAGAATCTAATGGAAGTTTTACTAATGTCAATTCAATTCTATATCGGTGTGCTCCAGGCGCAGCGAAATTAGTTGTCCCTTGAGCATTATCAGCAAGTAAAGGTTGTTCTTCTGGTGTAACAAGAGATTCTGTTACTTTAAAACCAACTCTATATGAAGGGTTTTGCGTAAAACGACCAACGTATAGGTGCATCTCTGGGTTTTTAATAAAGAAGCCATCAATATAGTAAACACCTTCTTTAACTTCAACAGCAAACCCATAACCAACAACGTCAGTCTGAGAATTGTTTGTATATGTTGTTGCAACAGTACCACCATCACCAAAAGAGCGGACATTAACATAGATATCCGCTTGTTGGTTTGTAGTCAAACGATAGTTATTTGCAACTGTGTTATCAGCAGCATAAGCTACAAGAGTTTCACCTGGAACGAAACGCTTAGTTACTTCGTCCGTTCCAGTTTGCTCAATTTTATAGTAGAGAGTAGGAATGTCACGTTCTGTTGGGTCAATACATTCGCAATCAGAAGTGTCAATAACAAGAGCCTTAACACCAGAAGAAAGACCAGTGATAATTTTGTTTCTAAACTGGTTGATGTACGAACTAACAGTTTGGTTGATGTAAAGATTATCCAGTTTAGCGAAATGAATTAAGCTGTCATGGTTGACGCTACCTGGAATAACCTGTGATCCATTCTTGAACACATGATCGCCAAATCTGGTGACCTGTCTTTGTAAAATGGTTTGAAGCTGAGTTAACTCTCGAGCCTGAACTGCATATCCAGGTCTGAAGAGTACTCTCAGGTAATTGTCATCATCACTATAATCGTCATAATATGGTGCAACGTTGAAGTTAATAGCCATTCTGTCTCTCTTTTAAAAGAAATTATACTCTATATTCTTTTATTTATTTTACATTTCAACAATGATTTTAATATCTTCGATCTGATCACCTGCGCGATTAATTGGGCGACGGTTTTCAACATAGATAATATCACCACTATCTGAGTTAACATCTGGATCTGCGATAGAAAGCACAGTTCCCTGAGCAGCAGATGTTGAACCAACAATAGTTTCACCTGCTTGGAATAACCTACCAGTTGTTGGATCTGGTGTTCCAAGAGCGGTACCATCTTCTTTAGTTTGAATATAACGAAGAGTCTTTGGGGTTGAACCAGTGTTTAGAGAAACGATTCTTCCTCTTGCTCCACTTGTTTGTCCTTTTACTTCTTCGTCAATTGCAAATGTTCCGCTAACAGCAGAATAAGAAATAGTTCTATTTGAAATTAAGGTAGCCTGAGTTGCTACGTTATTTGTACCGAAGTTGGTTGGGTCGCGAACTAGGCAAATACGACGATAATCGTTGTCAACTGGGAAGTCGCCAGCACCATCATCATATTCTAGACGCACGTTCATCATAACATAGAAACCACCAAGCTCTTCAACAGCATCAAAACCATGACCACCCTTCGGAGAAACCATAGCAGTAGCAGTAGCGTTGTCAGTGCCAGTAGCTGGAGCACCAATAGTAACACGTGCCCAAGTGTAACCAGATCCAGGATTAGTTATAGTGATTTCTCTAATGCTATTAGTTGCACCATCAACAACAGCTGTAGCTGCTGCGCCAGCACCATCACCAACGATAGTCACTGCTGGAATACCAACGTAGTTAGAACCAAATGCGGTTACTTTAATATGCTCAATACCACCGTCAACAGCTGCCTGTTCAACTAGATACTGTTTGTAGTAGGAATCTGTTGATCCTGGGTTTGATCCAAGAGTTTTAACTGGAACGAAATCTGTTGAAACAAATTTAAGAACATCTGATGGAGCAATGGTATACATATACTTCCAAACATAACCGTCTGGAGTTGTGATCTTAGTAGTTTCAGTTCCTGTTGGTTTAAATGTAGAAGGAACTACAACACCATTGCTTGTGTTTTTAATGCACTTGTATACGTTATATTCGTCAGTGATTACATAGAAGTTTGCGTCATATAATGATGCAGGTAGAGTTGGTGCTCCTGAATCAATATTAACACCTGTAGTAGTTCCGTTATAATCATGACGATAGATGTCATAATACTTACCAGAAGTCCAGTTTCTACGCACGACTGATAGCGATACGTCTGTTGCTTGAATACGCTTCAATGCAAGCATGTCGTCCCAATTATAAAACTCATCACCAACAGTATCGTATGGTGTATTTGGTACGTTATCGTTTGCCCATGCTTGCGGTCTACCAATGCCTAGATACATGTTCGTAGGCGCAGACTCGTTGAAGCCCTCTTTGAATGATTGCGCATTGTGAATGCGAAACTTGTTTGTAATAATTGCAGCCACTTAGATTCTCCTATTGTGTGCGTTAGATTTATGCAGTCTTAAGTACCTCAACATATGCACCGACTGCAAAGTTTGATCTCTTATGTTTTCTATTTATAATGTCGTATACAGTGACTCTAGCAAAATCTTTTATCTGAGTGTCTCCAGTTGACGACATAACTTCTAGTATATACTCATCGCCACTTTCTTGAAGTAGACGATCTCCATTCTCCATCTCAAAATATTCACTGTTCCAGTAATACCTATTCGGTTCTGGATAAGTTTCGTACCAAGAACCAGTAAATCCACCATCGGCAGTATCTGGTAGATATGTTCTATCTGGTTTAGTTGGTCCAATATATTTCAACTCTGCCGTTCCGTTAACCTGTGTTCCAGAAGTGTGGGTAGGCGCTGATGCTCCTGTTGTTCCAGCAACAACAACCTCATAAGCATTTCCACCAAAATTTACTACACCCTTTGTCAATACAGCTGTGCTTGCTTCCCAAGCAGTTCCAACATAAACTGTTCCTGGAATAACCTGTAACGATCCTTTGGCGCCAGATGTGTATGGTGGGAAGTTAAACTTTCTCTGTTCTAAGAAAGACAGCGAAGATCCAACTTGTCTGAACGAAGCTCTAGACTGAACTGTTGATTTTCCAAGAGAAACAGTTGTTTGATACGGAACGTCAATTGTGCTAAAGTTTGCACGATAAATGTACTGTTCGTTATCGTCTTTCTTAAACTTACTTGGCTGAATGTTATACGCCAAACTAATCAAAGGTGTTTCAGTTAAGATAGCCTGAGAAAGAGGATTATTGAGTTTAATTGTGAAAGTAACTATTGACTGTCTGTAATCAACTGATTCAAAAACACCCTCTCCAAAGTTTACTCTCTGTGTAAACGGTAGAGCAAAACCTTCTCTAACTGCCATTCCAGTAATTGGCTCTGAAGACAGTGAAGTTTTTGGAACGCTTCCAGTCAAGAACATTGCTCCTTGCTGAGCAGCATTAATACTTGCAACATAAGTCGTTCCAGCTGGATATGCGTCTTCAGTCAACATAAAATAACCAGTTTCTAATAATAGGTTATCAAGTTCTGTATTAGTTGGAACGCACTCAATATAGAGATTTTGTTCAGATTGTTCTTTCGGTATTAATGGATACTTACTTGATACAGCAATATTTGATCCATCTTCAGATAACAATCTACCACTGCCATCTTCTAACAAGAAGAACTCAGTGTAGTAGTTCATTGAAACTTTTGTCTTAATACCAAAGACAAGTTCTTTGATAATCTGTGGTGACATCTCTAAGAGATGGACAACATTCAATGGGGTTTCTTCTATAATGACTGGAGGCAGCATCTCAGATTGTAAGATGCGCATGCTAGGTGCAGGTTTAGAAAGCTGGATCTGATTTAAGAATCTACCGCCATCTTCAAGTAGAAGGTCATTACCTTCATCTTCAACTATACCATCTCCATCTAATTTTGCAGTTTCAAGTTTTAGAGTATCAGAGTCGCTATACGATGGAACGAAGTCCTCATAGTATAGAGTCCACATCTCTTTTCTAACATCTGGATTTCTTGACTTAGCGTGAGTGTTGTCATTTTCTAATCTGAAGAATTGATCATATTCTTGTAATAAGTGCTCAGGGAAGAATACTGATTCATATTCTTCGTTGATAATTCTTTCTCCAGTTTCTAGCAGCATTAGTCTGCCATCTGGATTGGTTCTTTCTGAAATGATAATATTACCGTCTTCAAATACTAGAGGGAATCCATCTTCAGTTATAAACGTATCTCTGAAACCCCCCTCCAATCCAATAGTTGGATATGTATCGCTGTTATCAACAAGTATACGATTTGTTGTTTGCTGCCAGTTACCAGCAGCAAGCATCTTGACGCTTAATGGGTCAAGCTCTATCCTAGCAGTAAAGATAGAAGCATTGTTAACGATTCTAATTGTTGCTGCAATTAAATTGATAAGATTAACTTCACCGAATAACGCAAGACCAACTGGATGTAGAAGTTTCTTAACAGCGTCACGATACTTGTTTACTGACTGACCAATTCTGATAACGTATGAGTAATCTTGATAGTAGAAGCTGTCTTGGATTCGCTTAGATCCATCAGAAACTTTACCATCAGAGTTTAAGAACTCACCAGTTGTTAAACCAATAGCCCCGACATTTGCTCGTATTCCACCAACTGCAACATCGACAACTTTTGCTAGTGTTCCGCTAGATTTACCTCTGACAAAAGATCTATTGGTGAAAACAGCAGACTCTTCATGTGTTATAGGGTTTCCGTCCTCGGTTATCAGAGAGGAAAGCCCATCTTGTAACACTATTCCAGTTCTGTTTGATGCTGGGTTTAGTTTTAACAGTCCATTATCCGAATCGTAAGAAACTACAACACCTGAAGGGTTATTCTGACCTTCAATTAAAAACTTTTCTCCGCTTTCTAATAGAAGTTCATCAGCAGTCTTTTCTAAACATAGAGATTGAGGTAACAACTCAACTTCTTCATTATTTGTGAAAGCTCCATTTGTTCTGTTAACTTGCAAATAGACAGGAGCAGTCATTCTGGCTGTATTATAACCATACCCAAAGTTTGGTAAGACTACACTTGAGATCGCACCGATCTGATTAGATGCTGGAAGCAATCTTGCATTACTATATGTTCTGATACTGTTTGGATTCGCAGATCTATCCGCATACATTACTTGCTTTAAGAATCTATCAGCAATACTACCAGCAACTTGATATGTTTTATCTGCCCTAAATGTAAACTTAAAAGGATCAATTATACTATTGACTGTCCACGTTCCGTCAACTTCTCTATTGAATGTTCCGCTGATGGTTACTTGCTGACCAAGAATTAACTCATGGAGTAGATTAGTTTCTACTGTAATAATGTTTGAGTTTTCTGTAGTGCTGATAGAAGCAATAAAATCTGTTGAAACTACAACTTTTGGTAATCTGTTGTATGAAGATCCTGAATTTAAAATTCTTACTTTTCTAATTGGACCAAAGCCATCGTTTTGAATAGCAATTAAACTAGAATCATAGTTTCCGTATTCATCTACTTTATAAAATCTGTTTCTCTCTAGAGAAATCTCATTACTATTTTCATCTAATAATTTGCTAGAGGCACGACCAACATGTTTTAAGAATGTCGTTCCACTAGGTTGTGTGCCATAAATGTGAATAGGAGCAGTAGATCCTGTTGTTCCTGAAACAGTAACTTCATACTCATGCTGTTTGTAAATAAATCTCTCACCAGCATCGTAAAGATAGTTTGGTTTAAATCTTTCAGCAGACTCTAATATAAATGAACCGAAATAAACTTCGGAAACTTCAGCTACTGCACCTTCAACTTGTGATGACAAACCAAAGCCAGCATCACTGTTATCAAATAAAACTGGTTGTCCCTCATAATGGTTATCGCCACCATCTGCAATTATAATATTATCAATTCCACCAACCTTTACAGTATTAATCTCTGCACGAGCATCAACACCATCGCCTTCAGCGATGTTTATCAAGTCACCAGTAATATTATATCTACCACCAAGCGTAATATCTAAGTCATTAATAAACGAAATGAGATTTACTGAGATTTCAGTTCCGTCAGTATTACTTACACCTTTAATTGGTTGATTTGGTTCAAATACACCAATGATGCTATTTGCATTAAGTGTAATTTCAGTAATTGATTGAATGCCAACATTATACTTAACAACAGCTTCAACTCGAGCCTCTGCTGGACTATCAAAAACACTTGTTGGTGGCTGAGTGATTGTTTGTCCAATGAGCTCAAATGAATTGCCTGTTACGTCAACGCCACGAAGAATATAACTTTGACTCCATTTACCGTCAGAGACTCTAAGCATATCTTGCTTAGGATAGTAAATCTGCTGTGGCTCCTCATTAAACATTAAGCGGAACAATAGATCATAAGATCTTGGTGTTCCTTTCGCTAGGTAGATTTCCTTTGCGTGTTTAATGACAATTCTCTTGTCAATAACCATCGCCTTCGGCAAAGTTGCAATAAATTGATCAGCGAAATACTCTACGAACTCATCAAGAGTAGAATCAATATCACCAAGATTTTCTAGCTGTCTTGTTTTATAATTCTGATCTAACCACTCATAATATGCTTCTAAGAATTTAATAAACTGCGGGTGATCTTCTCTTACAAATTCTGGGACATTTCTATCTACAACGGCAGATGTCTTTAACTTAACTTTTGCCATGATTATCTGTTAGGAGTAAATACGTAGTTAGAGCCACTTACAAATTCGCCAGAGGCAACTTTGTCCGCAACAGCATTAATTAAAATTTGATCTTCTGAAATATTGATTAACTGATCACGAACTGAAACAACATCATAAGAAGAAGGTTCAACGGTAAATGTTACTACGTTGTTTGGAGCAGAAGCAATATTAATACTGTTAATTACGATCTTACCTGTTTGATAATCAACAGTACCAGCATTATTGTTTGTATAAACCTTTGTTCCTTCTTGAGAAAGATAGAATAATCTAATGTTTCCTTGAGTATCATCGTCCAAGAAGAACTGATTTGCGTTACCGCTTATAGTAAACGCTGAAGAAGTTATGTTACTTCCAGCTGTGTTACCTGGCTCATTATAAATTGGATTGTATAGATTAATTGTGTATGAAGATTCGAATCCGAAGTTTGGTGTAATGTCTCTAGTAATCTTCAACTTAACAACGCTACTAACAATAGAATCATCAGTTGTGTCAATTAGTCTTTGTAATTGCGACATTCTAAACACAGTATCAAACTTAACTAAAGTAGTATTATACTCTGAAATGGTGTTCTTAACGAAATTCTTCAATGTCTCTTCTGGAAATCCTGACTTGACTGGGTTATAATAAAAAGAAACATCTAGAATTAAGTTTAAGTATGTTGGGTCGACAATTGTTGGAATAATAGAAACAACATTTCTATTTCTTAGAATTTCATCAACAATAAATGTTTTAGCAGCAGTCGATAGAACAAGACCAGTCTTTGGTTTAATACAGATAAAAACTTTTCCAAAAACAGGTGGATCATTTTCCTCACCGCCCCAAACAGACATTGTGTCAATGTTAGGGTATAATCTAGGCAAAATTACTTTATAGTCTTCAGCTGTTACTGTTCTGTTTTGAGCAGCAAAAAATTTTGGAGCATTAAATCTAATACTATCGTTGGATTCGGCTTCAGATCCACCGCCAGCAATAGATGTTGTTTGAACTGTTGTTATACCATTACCCAAACTTGACCCAGTATAAGTAAAAATTCTTGCGCCGTTGGACGCTTCACCATCGCTCACGAAATATTCTAAAATTACAATATTTCCTGGAACTACTGCAGCAGAAACAACACCATCGCCAAAAGTAATCTCATATTGTCCGTTTTCAATTTCTCTTAAATAATAAACTGCAGAATCTCTTGTGTTATTCACAAGAGATTCATTTTGGTTAAAAACAACAGAAGTGGCGTCAGATGCGCTTTGCTGCACTCTAACAGATAGTGTTGAAATATCTGCATTTTCATTTGGTATAATATATCTTCTATTTCCGTCTACGATATATTTAAATACTTGTGGGCGACCTTGTGTTATTTCAACATTAGTAAATATGTATGTGTTATTCGATCCTCTAAGCGCAACATGCGAAGATCTATTATAGAAAGTAAGATCAGAACCAAGACCTATGTTAACATTATTGGAAGCTGCAACAAAAGACTGAAACGAAGGTAAAGTTAACGAAGATGGGTTTCCAACAACATTTGAAACAGTAACATTAACCATGGCTCTGGCTGATGTTCTACCTTTAGGGACATATCCCAAAACATTAGAAAGAGAGGCAAGACTAGATCTTTTTGCAGCAGAATCTAAAAACATCTCATTAATTGCTAAGTTAGTATACAAAGCATTATAGTGAGTGTTATAGGCAAGAACATCCAAAAGGATATTCATACCGCTACCTTCAAAATCGTAGTCTGTAAACTCGTCTTGAGCTTTTAGAAAGTTTTTTAAGTTATCCTTGATCGTATCGAAGTCTAACTCGCTGACTTTTATTCTTCTGTTATCAACAGCCATGGTTATCTCGTTCTATCTAGTGTTAATTCTAGGATTGTTGTAGTAATAGAGTTCAGAACCTTGAACTCAATAAGAATATCAACATTATTATTGTCTGGATCGTATTTAACATCTATTGTTATAATCTGAACACGTGGTTCAAAGTTTACAATCGTGTCTTCAATAGCACGTCTAATTATCTCTCTGTTCAAAGGTCCAGGAAGTTCAAACAATAACTGTCTTATTGGTGTTCCAATCTCACTATGAAACGGTCTCTCATAGTAAGAAGTTAGAAGCAGATTCTTTAGGGCTGTCTTCACAGCATTCTCATTAAATCTCTTTGCGATATCTTTAGAGATCGGATGAGGAGTGAAGTTTAAGTCTAAATCTGCGAATGTACGTGTAGTTGCCATATCTTTATTTAGGTGTTATGCAATAAAAGTATTAGAAGAACCCTTAGCAACACAGTCTCCGCATGCAATTCTATCACCAATTCTAGCTGCTGGGGCACCCTCAATTCTGGTTTTACTCGACCCAGAAGTAACCTTACCCATACCGTGAACCTTTTTACCACAGTTATGGATTGGTCCATAACCAGTTCTGCCAGTTAACTGGACAGCTCTTCCATTAACAAAAGTTTTAGTAGACCAAGGTCCAATGTCTGGTCTTGGCGGAAAACAACCATGCCCTGTTGATCTACCACCCTGAATTGCTACTGCTGCCATGGTTTCTCCTTAATTCGCTACATTAGGATTAGTTTCAGTGACTCTCTCAATAGGAGCTGCTGGAACTGCATACGTTCTTGTGTTTGGTGGTGTTCCAGATGTCGTATCTGGAGCAGGAACAGCTGGATCGTCATAAAATTCATTTGGGCTGTTCGCTATACCATTATATTGATTTCTCTCAATCTGCTCACCTCTGTTTAGATTATCTCTAATTTGAAGTAACCTTCTTCTGTTTGCTTCCCAGTTATTTAAAACTGTATGTTGGCGATAAAATGTAAAGATTCCGTCTAAACCAGTTAACCCCTGATTTACTGATGGTGGAACCTCAACCTTTACTGTAAATCCGTTCTCAAGCCAAACTCTTCTATCTGGTATATAATTGTACGGAGCGTAATACTTATCTCCAATCTTATCAATATCAGCATCTTCTAAAAGACTTTCATCAAGCATTCTAATATCATATTGCCTCTGATCAAAAACTTTTGTGTAAGTTCCTTTGATTGTAACTTTAGCCTGTATAGGTTTATTGTCAATCATTATACTGATATTCCCAACTTCGGATAAGTCTGAAGCTGCGCTTAATATTGTAGTTTTAATATCTGGCTGATCAATCTCTTGACTTAATCCTGCTGAAGTAGCCATAAACTCTATGTCAATTTGCCAATTTACATCTAGAATTTCATAGACTGATGGAAATCTACTTGTTGCAGCTACAGTCCCACCGAAGAATAAACCAGCACCTGCATATTCTGGATTATCCTGCGGATAATTTGTATAAGTTATAATCGAACGAATTCCCATAATTACGAAGCAAATCCTAATGCTTTACGAGCAGCTAAGTGTTCTGGTGAACCTTTCGCTGGTGGGTTTTCTGGAATATAAAGGAAAGTTCCAATTGGAGAAATTCTTCCATGATAGTTCATAGTAAAGTGTTGCTTTCTGTTTCCAGTATATTTAAATGAAACATGAATCCAAACAGTAGTCTTACCGTCATACTCAAGAAGCAATTGATCGTAAGGAATTACCTTAGAAATAGCAACGCACGCTTCATACATCTGTTTTCTGTTAAATCCATTAATTACAAAGTCTGCTGCTTGTCCAGATGTGTGTTGTGATTTTTCATTTTTATAATCAGGAGGCAAATCTCCTGGTCTTCTGAAACCGCTTGTAATGTTAATTCCTGGATACAACTTACGGATTGGCTCTAGGCAGTTCTCAGCTAGACCTTTAAGATTACAAGCGATTTCTTGAATAGAAAGACCTTGTTGTGGCTGTAGTGGTCTTGTTCCATCTTTCGTTAAAACACCAAGCGTAAAGTTTGGAGAAAGTTTCATAGTAGCTGGGAAAGAACTCATTCCAAAAATAGCATCGCAATTAGCGCCTTTTGGTTGAACTTTATTTGGTTCAACTTTTTCTTCAGCTAGTGCTCCAGGATCTTTTTGTTGTTGTGTTGGATCGATAGCACCCTTATCAATCTCTTTCTGAATAAACGCTTCTCTTACTGCTGGATCATCATCTTCAGTTTCATAATAGATAGCAGCTCTACTTTGCCTTGTGTTAACTTGTAAAGAAGATAACTCTGGTGCTTCCTGTGGGTCTTTATCGATAGACTCACCAACAGAAGCACCAGATGCGCCAGATGCGCCTTGACCGAAATTACCACGAGAGTAATCAACGTTCATCGTGCTACCAGATTTGATATTCATACCAGATCCAGATTGGATATTCATACCAGATCCAGATTTAATGTTGAAAGCGGAGGTAGCTTCTAAATTTATATTGCTTGCTTTTACATCAAAGTTTTGAGCAACATTAAGTTTCGCATTTCCGCCAACTGAAATACTAGCATCATTGTAAACTCTAATGTTCGTTGCGCCTTTTATATCAAGATTCGTAGCACCATCAACTAAGACATTGCTATCACCATTGACAGTTATGTTTAGAGAACCACCAAGATAAACATATCCATTACGCTCATATATCTCATACCCATCACCAATTATTCTATTTACTCGAGTTCCATTGTGATCTATCTCAGTAAATGTTCCTGATTTATGATATAAGTGTATACGTTCAGCTTTAGGTGTATCATCAAACTCTAAAATATGTCCAGATTCAGTTTCTAAAACTTTGTTAAATGGATAATCTGCATTGTATGGGCACTCAGATTGATCCCAACTCTTACCACCACCTGTTTTGACATCTTTTAATCTTTGTGTTTCTTTAGTGAAGACAACAGTTTTTTCAATAAACTCATGACGTGCCAATCTATTGGTATCTGGTTCATTAACATATAGTGGGTACTTCTTATTTGGGTCTCTAAATCCGTATTCTGTTGATGCTCCTGAATCAGAAGTTCCAGTTGAAGTTTGTCCACTACTATTTTTCTCACCAACTGGTGGTGTTGGTTCAGCTTTAGCATCTCCGCTTTTTATAGCTTCTTCTTTAACGGTCTCTTCGTTTGGCGTAACAGACTTACCTTTTCCTGGTATCCCATCTCTAAGGAATAACTCAGATTCTTCTCTTCTTCTTCTGGTTAACCCTGCAACTTCTTTTAAT